TAAGACAGCTGCTTTAGCTGAAGCAACAGCTAGGATTGACAGATTGCGTTTTAGTGGCGGTAAGACAGATGATGAACAAGACAATGAGTTTCCTCGTGACGATGAAACAGAAGTTCCTGATGATATTAAAATCGCTTGTTGTGAAGTTGCTTTTGCGTTATTAGACGGTATTGATCCTGATCGTGAATATTTGAAACTTGGTAATAGTAAAGAGGAATTTGATTCTGTTAAGGAAACACGTGCTCTTGGCGAAATCCCTGAACATGCTGTGGCTGGAATCCCATCGCGTTATGCTTGGTTATTTCTTTTGTCTTATCTGGACAGTCCTGGAACAATAAATCTGAACAGAACCAGCTAGGCTGGGTTACCCTCAAGGGGATGATGATGATGATGCTTTCTTTTCTTAAAACACGTTCATTTGTAGCTTATGATGATCCTAAGACGTATACCCAAGAAGAAGTTGATGCTCTTACAAAGAATAAGTTCACACAGGAACAAGTGAACACATTTGTCGCTACGGAAAAGCGAAAGACACAGGAGTCACAAACAAAGTTAATGGATCAACTTGAGGAGTATAAGACTGTTGCAAAGTTGACGACTGATGAAAAAGCAACACTTGAAAATCAGATTGAAGAATTACGTACAAAGACCATGACGGTCGAGGAACGTGCTCGACAAACAAAAGAAAAAGAGGATGTCAAACACAAGGATGAAAAGGCAAATCTTGAGGCCGATCGCGATTCTTGGAAAACTCAATACACAGAATCAACAATTGCCAACGCAATTACTCAGGCTGCTGTAGCGAATAAGGCAATTGTTCCACAACAAGTCATTGCGATGCTTCGACCAACAACGCGTTTAGCTGAAGTTATGGAAGACAACAAGATTGTTGGACATGAACCGCGAACAATGTTCAATGATGTTGATAAAGAAAATAAGCCAGTTGTACTGGATTTAACTGTTGCTGAAGCAGTTAAACGAATGACTGAGGTAGAACAATTTGGTAATCTCTTTGCTGGAAATATAGCTGGCGGGCTAGGCGGTAAAGGTGGCCGTAAGAAGGCAGCTGATACTGACATCGTCAAAATCGCTAGAGAGGACCCAGCACAATACCGTAAATTACGAAAAGAGCGACCGGAACTCTTTAGTAATATGTAATCGGGAAACTTCCGGGCGTTGATTTTCTAATCAAACCCACAAATGGAGACAAGCAAATGCTGTTTTTACTTCCGACCAGATCGTTTGTTGCATATGATAATGATTTCGGCACAGATGAACGTGCGTGGAATCCAGAAGTTTGGGCCGCTGAAACGCTCATGCTTCTTGAAGAGAATATGGTCATTGGTGGTCTTGTCCATACTGATTTCTCAAATGAGGTCAGTAGCTTTGGCGATACTGTCAATACCCGTCTGCCTGGTGCATTCACGGCTAAGCGTAAGGGCACGAATGATGACGTTTCTGTACAGGCTGCATCCGCCGCACGTGTCCAGGTTGTGTTGAATCAGCATGTTCATACTTCCTTTATGATTCGTGACGGTGAAGAGTCACGATCATTTGTTGAGCTCGTTGATGAATACCTTCGGCCTGCTGCACAGTCACTTGCACGCCACGTCGATCGTGCTCTTCTTGGCCAAGTGTACCAATTCCGTGCCAATCAGGTCGGTGGTGCCACTGCTGGTACAATCAAGACGTTGATTCTCAAGGCTCGTGAGAAGCAGAATGTCTTGAAGGTACCTGTTGAGAATCGTAATCTAATTCTGACTCCAGGGACTGAAACTGAAGCCCTAGAACTTGATCTTTTCCTTGCTGCTGATAACGTCGGTGATGAAGGAACAGCATTGCGTGAGGCTTCTCTCGGTAAGAAGCTTGGTTATCAGACCTTTATGTGTCAGAACTGTCCTGGTCTTGCAACTGGTACTAGCACCACAACAAGTGGTGTTGACGCTGGCTCCGTTGATGGTGCTCATTCCGCTGGTGATGTTGCAATCACAACCATTACTGACTCCACTGGTGTTCTAACACCTGGCATGTATGTTTCCTTTGAGGGTGACACCGGCATTTACCGGGTAACCGCGGTAGCCGCAACGTTGGTAACCCTTGATAAGGGACTATTGAATGATATTGCTGACGAAGCTGAAGTCACATACTACACCCTAGGTGTTGTTGACTTGACTGGTGACGCAGCGGCCACCGCATACCCAATTGGATATGCCAAGGATATTAATATCACCGCTGCTGGTGTTATTCCTCAGGTTGGCCAGCTAGTAGCTTTCTCGACTTCCGCGGATGCTTTACGTGATGGCGAGTATTGTATTGTGGCTGTTGATGACGGCAGTGGTGCTGGTGATTATTATATCACACTCGACCGCCCACTTGATGTTGCTCTAGCTAACATTGATAAGGTTGCTTATGGCCCTGCAAAGGATTATAACTTCGCCTTTGATCGTGATGCTCTTGCACTTGTCAGTCGTCCTCTCGCACTTCCACGTGCTGGGGCCGGTGCAACCGCTGGCGTCTCTCAGTACAATAACATGGCTATTCGTATTGTCATTACTTATGACGGTACAGCCCAGGGTCACCTTGTGACTCTTGATATGCTTTGTGGTGTCAAGGTTCTTGATGTGAATCGTGGCGTTATGATGGTACGCTAAGCTGCCATTGAAATAAAGGGCACGGAGGCCCTTTCTTTTCTAAAGGAACATAAAATGAGTGACGAAACATTGGGCAATACAGTTGATACATTGATAAAACAAATTTCCGCAGTTGATGGTAAAGTTGATACTCTTGATGGAAAAGTTGAAGAAATCAAAGTTGCTATTATTGGTGACTTAACGGATGAATCAAAGCCAGGTATGCATTTACGCCTTGATCGTACAGAACGTACACTCAAATTATTAAAAGGTGTTATAGTTTTTATTGGTGGTATTCTTGGAACAGTAGTTGCAGCACTCATTCTAAGGGCGGTCTAATGGACGTCGTATATGCATTAAAACGTAGGTGGGGGCGAAGGGCAACTATCTACTCTATTACAGATATTAACTTAGATTTAGATTTAGGGGCTAAAGTTATTACAACTAGTAGTAAGACCATTCCAAGAATGGTTTTTCTACCACCTAAATATGTTTGGAACAATGTCAAACAACAAGCATCCTATGACCCTAGAACGACTACTGTTTTAATAGACAAACGTGATCTTCTTGATTTTCCAATCAAACTTGATGATTATATTGTTTCCCGTAATTGGAAGTATGTAATTGTTGAAATTAATGAACACGAACATTCATTTGAATTAAAAGTTAATGCAGTCAAAAAGGTCATTACACTTGCTTCTGTTAGCGATGTTCTTGCGTTTGGACATACCAGTGAGCTAGGAGCCTAACTATGAAAGACTGGCAACACTGGATTTTCAGGGATATAACTAAACATTTTCAGGAAATGGCTACTGCTTATGAAATCAGTATGTACATTGAGGGCACAAACAGAAGGATTACAAGAAAACATTTTGAGTTAAGATTATTAGGGCCACTCATTGAAGAAGTGAGCCATAATTATTATATTATCAGGGTCAACTTATTTCTTCTTTGGTCTATAAAAATAACTGAAGTGGATTTTCATGAACAACATAAATTACCTGGCATTCTGATGGCGACATTAAAGGATATTTGCATCTATAATGGTAGTGGTGAACTCTGGAACCCATTAACTCTGATTCGTAGTCGGAATAATTATTTGGGACGTACTGATAGTGAAGTAGTTCAAGGTACTGTCGAGGGTGACTTCGAAATCAAAACTGGAGGTTGAAAGTGAAATTTCTCCGTTCTAAGCCGCAACCTGTATGTTATGCTCCTATTGACTTGAAGAAGGCACTCCTTTACCTTCGTGACGGTTTCGTTGTTGCTGGTGTTACTAATACAGCTGAGGAGCCAGCGGATGAAACCACTGTTGCATTGACAGCTTGTAGTTCTCTTGTTCCTGTTGGTACGGGAGTGACTTTTGCAAATGATAGTACAGACGAAGAGTATGTGGTTTCGTCTAGGACGACTAGCGGCGGATCAGCGGCTGTCTATACATTG